TGGCATAGTGCTCGCCTACAACACGGGCCTCAGTACGGGCGACGTACACACCGACTACCTCGACGCCTACACGCAAGGCGGCCACTCCATCTCAATGCTCGGGCTGAAGGAGAGCGAGGCCCTCAGCTACTACGCCCGCAATGGCAAGAATGGCGTGGTCCTGAGCGACAAGGTCTGGGGCTCTACCGCCAAGTTTCAGACCGATATGAGCACCGCCATCCAGACGGCGGTCATTAGCGGCCAGAGCGCCCGCGACCTCGCCCGCGAGCTCGACAACATGGTGCTCAGGCACCCCGAGTACGGCGTGGTAGGGCTCAAGCCGATAAGCGCCGCGCAGAAGCGCGCCCTCGGCTGGTCGGGCAAGGCGGACGGCGCGCTCAGCTATCAGAGCGTGCGCGTGGCCAGGACCGAGATCAATACGGCCGGGCGCGAGGGCTCAATAGCGGTCAACTCGCGCTCGCCCTTCTACCTCGGGGTCGTCTGGCGCCGCTCGAATGCTGCCTACCCCTGCCCGATCTGCGAGCGCCTCAGCCAAGGCGCGCCGGGCTTCGTGGACCCCATTACGGGCGAGAACTTCTGGCCGAAGGGAATGGAGCCGAGCTCGGCGCACCCCAACTGCCGCTGCGCCGTCCTGCCCGTGTACGACGACCCGAGCGCTCAGGTCAGGTCGCTAGAGAACTGGATCAACGACCCGGTCGGCTCTCCCGGCCCTCCCGAGTTTCAGACCTGGGTGCAGGGCCTCGACCAGGCGGGCCTGCTCGGGCCAGTAAGCCCGCCCAAGGTGGTGCCGCCGAAGGCCACGCGAGCTCGCAAGCCGAAGCCGCAGGCGAACATGGGCAACCATGAGCCCACGCGCATTCCCGACCCGACGCTGGACCCCGTAGCCGAGTACGCGAAGGGCGCCGCCGCCTTCAATGACGGCCAAGGCAACGCTACGGCGGGCCAGTACAAAGACCGCATAGCCAACGAGCTCACCGACCGCCTCGTGCTCGACCCCGCCTTCCGCGACCTCGTGGCGCAGAAGCAGTTTCCTACGATCTGGCGCACCCACTTGAAGCAGCCGGGCGAGTACAGCTTCCGAGGCGTGTACCCGAAGACGGAGGCCGAGCTAGTAGACCTCCTTCAGAAGGCGGGCAAGACGCAGGCGCAGATAGACGACATATTCCGCCAGCACACCTACGCGCAGGCTAACGATATGGTCCACCAGTGGGCGGTCACGAGCGCCGACGACAACTCGACCTCGCTCGCCTTGCAGATAGCCGCGAAGGAGGAGTTCAAGCTCGGGAATGAGGCCCGTACCGCCCACTTCAGCCGCCGCCAGGCCTACAAGCGGGCGCAGGCCGAGTATGCCGAGCATGGCGCCGGCTACCGCGCCTTCACGCGGGCCGTGTACGACAACACTCAGGCCGACCTCGTAAAGCAGGGGATCACCGAGGTGACCGCCTACCGGGGCGCTGGCTTTACGAGCGCGAAGCAGGCGGCGGCGGCTGGCATTCCCGCCTCGGCGGACGGCGCCGTGGTGCAGGCGGCCAACATCAAGCTACAGCCCATCTCCTCCTTCTCCTACTCGTGGGAGGTCAGCACGCGCTTCACCAGCGGCTCCTACAAGACCATGCAAGCGGTCACCATTCCGCGCGAGCGTATCTTCTCGACAATGAAATCGGGCACGGGCTGCAAGGAGGAGTGCGAGTTCGTCGTCTTCGGCGGGCCTACGCCAGCCAACGTAGGCGCGGGCCATTCGGTGCGCGACCTCCCTACGGCTAAGGACTTGCTCGAAGGGAAGCGCCTGCCGCGAACCCCCGAGCGAGAGCGCTATATGCCCTAGACTCCTGAGTTCGTGAGCCTTGACGACACCCCCGAAAACGGCGACTGGATCAAGCACTCATGGGACGTGTGGTGGCAGGGCCACCAAGTAGCCACGCTCGAAGAGCTACGCCTCGTCTTCTCGGGCCATACGGACGCTGAGCTAAAGGAGTTCCTCAAGGCGCCCTCGGCGCGCTTTATGCCGGAGCCCCTCAAGACCGAGCTACAAGCGCTGCGCGTGTAACCCCGCAACTCTTGAGCGCGCCTACGCGCGAGCGCGACGATAAGCCGCTAAATGTCGGGCGTCTACTACCGCGCGAGCCAGCCGCGCGCCCGGAACGGCCAGTTCCTCCCCTATGAGCCTGGCAGCCGCAACCACCCGCCCGCCTCGGCGCATGAGCCGCCGCAGGCCCCTCCGAACCTGATCGTCCACCGCGACGCTCACCTCCCGCCTATCACTCACGGCGTTGGCGGTATCACCAGCGGGCCGGGGGCTCGCTCCTTCGCTCCCCTCCCGGAGCCAGCCCCAGCGCAGCCCCCGCGCCGCCGCCCCTACGCCACCAATGACTAGGGCCTACCTCTGCGCTCAGGTCGCAGGCGAGCTCAAGGCCTCGGACATTCCGCTGAGCCAAGCAGTCAGTCAGGCGCAGTATGAGGCGCTCAAGGCGGGCGATAGCGACCCCCTCGAAGTAGTGATCGAGGTCGCCCCCGGCAAGAGCAGCAGGGGGTGGGACTACACGGCCGAGGCCTTGCAGAAGCTCGTAAGCCACGTCGAGCAGAAGAGCCTCGCCGGAGTCATGGGCCACCAGCGCGAGGAGGACTTGGGCTCCGAGTTCCGCCCGCCCGTAACCCACTGGATCGGCGCCGCATGGCAGGACAACAAGGCCCTCTTCAGGGGCTACGTGGACCCCGAGGCCGCCTCGCTCAAGCGCTGGATTCGCGCAGGCCGCGTGACTCAGCCGAGTATCTTCACGCGCCCCGTATTGAAGGGGCGCACCGTAGTGGACTTGGAGCCCCTCAGCATCGACTGGGCTCCCCTCGACCGCGCTGGCATGAGCTCGGCGCGCGTGGTCGCCTTCGGGGAGATTGCCGACAGCGACCGACCCAAGGACAAGCCCCCCGAAGGAGGAGGACGCAGTATGGAACGTAGCGAGTTGATCCAAGCCGCCGTCGCCCTGCACGACGCCCCGAGCTTCGCCAGCGACGCAGCGGCGCATGACCCCGGCTGGCGCGAGCTCAACGTAGGAGCGCGGGTCGCAGGCGAGATGGCTGCCAGCACGAATACGCCCGTAGCCGAGCTACCCGCATATCTGGCCTCGCTCGACACCCGGCGCAACTCTGCCGTGGCCGTGCTCGACACGCTGCGCGCCTTCTACGGCGGCAAGGCCGAGGGCGAGCTCCTGGCCGCTGCTCAGGCCGAGCGAGCTCGCGGGGATCAGGCCGAGGAGCGCTACGCGAAGCTCCGCATGACCGTGCTGAGCCCGCTGTTTGCGCGCGTGGCAGGGGAGATGGCGCCGGCTGCCCTGGCGCCGCTCCTCGCCCGCGACGGCCTGCTCGCTGTAGGCGACCGCGAGATGGACTCCGAGGAGCAGGTAAAGGCCTACCTCGGCGAGCTCAAGCAGACCGATACGTGGAAGGCCTCGCTTGAGCTCGCTACCACGAGCGGCACCCCGAATCCGCCGGCTGCGCGCGGCGCGCAGGGCTCGGCTGGACCCGATATGTCCGTATTCGGCCTGACTACGGCCGCTATCGGCCAGTAGCAGGAGGAGAGAAGAGCGAATGACCACAGGCACCATGACGGGCCTGCCAGCGAATGCGGGCCGCAAGAGCGACGACGGCCAGAGCGTGCGCGTAATTGCGCCCGCCGCCGATATCGTCAACCAGGGCGACTACTGCGTCTATGAGGGCTTCCACGGCATGGACGTATCCGTGCCGAAGCTCCAAACCGCCGTCGATCAGGAGATCATTCTTCAGACGGACGGCGCGACCTACGAAACCACCCAGCTAAACCCCGCCGACCCCTTCGCCGTGCGAGGAGCGCTGGTGTACTACGACCCGGCGAACCGCTGGCTCACGGAGGTCGCTACTGGCAACCCCATCGGGAAGGTCGTGCTGGCGAAGGACGCGAATGGCTGTATCTGGTTCCGCCAGCTACCGCAGTGGAACGTATAGGGGGCCTGCCATGAGCGCTACTGTCTACGCCACCCCCGACATTCTGGCTCGCAATGCCCTCCTCCCCGAGCGCCATGTGCGCGAGGACTTCGGCGTCTACGGCCGCGAGCACAAGGTCGATATGCGCTTCGCCTTCGGCGAGCTCATGGACCGCCCCGTATTCCGCCCCGGCGGGCTCAAGCTCAAGGACTTCCTCGGCCCCTCTGCCAGCCAAGCGCAGGGCGCCGCAGGCGAGCTACTCACCACGCCGCCGCACTTGGACGCCTACGTCCAGAAGACCGTAATTGACCTCCAAGTGGGCCGCGAGGCGGTGCCCATTCTCTATACGCCTGCCTACCGCCGCATCGTGGACGCCAACTTCACCGAAACCGTGAACGTAGGCGGGCTCACGACGCAGGCGAACGTGGTCTTCTTGGACCACATTGAGGGCGAAGAGGTCGTCTTCGGCGCCCGCGAATGGGCGGTCGGCCAGATGGTGCAGCTTTACACGTACACCGCTGGCTTCGAGTGGACCGAAGATATGGTGGAGTGGGACAAGACCTGGGAGGCGACGCAGGCTTCCGAGGGCTTCGGCAGGGGCTACAACGCCCTGCTCAACCACCTACACCTCTGGCCGATAATTTCCTACAACTACCCCGCCAAGAATGTGACGGACGGTACGACCTTCGGCTACCCGCCAGGCACCGACCAGCGCATTATGTGGCACGACACGCTGCGCCAAGCCTTGCAGGACGCGGCCTCGGACACTCAGACCGATACGGGCCTGCCGCGCGTGCCGAGCATCATGCTGGCGCCGACGCAGGCGCGCTTCGGGCTTGAGGAGGCGATGGCGGCCTTCAATATCAACGCCACGCCCTACGCGCCGATCAGCCAGATTTCGACCATCATTTACTACGACGGCTACAGCATTCGCGTGGGGCAGAAGACGTACAGCTATCGGGGCTGCCCGGTCAACCCGAACATTACGGTCTTCCTCATCCAGCCAGCGCAGTACCTCGTGGAGCTCGTGAAGCACGACCTCCGCGTGGACGCCTTCCCCGGCGATATGAGCCGCCTCATCGCTCAGCAGGTAATCGCTCGGACGCGGCGCGGCGTCTTCTGCGCTCCCGAGGAATGTGTGCAAAAAGTAATTCTGCCGTGAGGCGGACCGTAGAGAAGAGAGTGGACGTGCCCAGAGAAGGGGTGTCGAGTTGGCCTGCTGACGCGGGTTCACGCCCGAGCTTGAAGGCGTCGGGAAGCCTCGCGCGCATTTTATCGGGACTGCCGCAAGGAGGTCTGCCATGACGATTGTCCAGCGCTACTCGGCGGCGCCCGTGGTGCAGCGCGCTACGGGCGAGGTCTGGGAGCAGCCGAGCCCGCAGCCAGCCCCTCCCGGCCCCGACCCCGAGCCGACGCCTGCGCCCGCGCCTGGGCCAGCGCCCGAGCCAGCCCCCGAGCCGCAGCCAGAGCCAGAGCCCGCGCCCGCCCCGGCTCCGGGGCACGTTGTGGCGCGAGCCTCGCTGCTCCTCTCCGAGGCGGAGCGCCTCATGCACGAGGCGGCCGAGGAGATCGTCAAGCTCGCGCCTACGGGCTGAAGGAGGACAAGCTATGCCCATCAACCTGGCAGGGCGAGCGCCCACGAAGGGCGACGAAGTAGAGGTCGGCTCGGGGGTTCGCACCCCTGGCCGGCGCTACGGCTTCGCTATGGCGCCCAGCGCCCCCGTAAAGGGCGCCGAGATTGAGCAGCCCAAGGTGGTAGAAGAGCCCGAGGACTCAGGCGAGGCGCCTGTCCAAGAGCCCGCTACGCCCGCAGGGACGCCTTCGCAGCCCGCAGCGCCCGCCGCTCCGAGCCAGCCAGCGGCGCCCGTAGCGGCCCCGAAGAAGCCCGAGGCGACGATGCCTGCCGCCGAGCTCATCGCTATGGCTCAGGCCGCGACGACCGAGGCGGAGCTCCAAGCTATCGCAGGCGCGGCGGCTGGCCGAGTCACCGTGACCCAAGCCGTGCAGGAGCGGCGCTCGCAGATATAGCTATGACCATGCCGCCGCCCACCGCAGGCGACCCGAGCATTCCGATACCGCGCGGCCAGGCGCCGCGCGCCCCCTGCACGGCTGCGGCGCTCAGCGACGTAAGCGAGCCGCCGCCCGACCCGCCGAGGCCCGAGCTCCCTCCGCTCTGGCTCCTGCCCATTCTCATACAGCCAGCGAAGGAGGAATAGATGGCTACGCCCGCTTCCGCTCCCGCGCGCACCTACTCGGCGTGGTGGATCATTCGACTGGTGCTCCTCATTCTGGCGATCATCTGCTTCGCTGCCGCCGCCTTCGGCACGCCGGCCGCAGGCCCCGTACAGCTAGTGCCTGCGGGCCTCGGGCTGGGCTTCGCCTCTATGCTCCCGCTATGACGCTCACCCCGCCTGCCAGCCAGACCGAGCTAGAGCTCCTGCGCGTCCTGCTCAATGACGTAAATGAGCCCTACAAGTTTGACGACGCGGCGCTCTACTTCATCCTGAGCATTGCCCCCGATATGGCTACGGCCGTGAAGATCGGGTGGCAATGGACCATCGTCAAGACGGCCGACCCGAACCGCCTGGTGCGCGGGCAGATCGGCAACGAGTCGATGGAGTTCCCCTCGCTGGGCGACCTGAGCGACTGGCTGGACAAGCTAGGCGACTGGTTCGACGGCATTCGGGACCGCGAGCGGGGAATGGGCGAGCCGGTCATGCTCCTGCGCTCGGTGCAGGCGCCATGCTTCTACGGCGTGAGCGGCCCGTATACCTGCGAGCAGGCGGCGGGCTACGGGAATAACTGCTACGACGCGAGCCGCTTCTCGCTCCACGGCGTGACCGGCGCGGGCGCCGCTCAGTGAATGGCATCGCGCGCTGGCGCCGGGGCGCCCAGCGGTTCAGCCTCGACCCGCGCTACACGGACCTGAAGGACTTGGTGCTCGCCTATCAGGAGCGCATCAACGATACGGGCGAGAGCGCGCGGGTCCGGGTCACGGCTGGCTCCTATGGCAGCGACGTAGGCTGCGTCGTAGAGCTCCGTCGCTCCCTACCGCCGCTGGGCTTCGGGCCGCGCATTCCTGCGGCTGTCGGCTCGGTGGTTCTCTCCGTGCCTGAGCACCCCGCGCAGCCGCTTCCCGAGCCGCCCCGCCCGTGACTCCGCCTCGGCCGCTGCCCTCGCTCGAAGCCTTCCTAGCAGGAGGGCAAGCGCGCGGCTTCGGGCCGGGCTGGCCGGGCACCGAGCCCCTCCCGCCCGGCTTCGGGCCGACCGCTCGCCAGCTTATCGACGGCCACTTGCAACTGCTCATGTGGAACGCCATTACCGTGAAGCTCCTCCGCGAGACGCGAGCTCGGAAGGGCGCCGGCTACGACAAGTGGATAGAAGACCCCGTGAATGGCATGGGGCCGTTTACGGTGCGCTTCCACCAGCAGGCGCGCGGCTCCGCGCAGGTATCCGAGGCCAATACCGGCTCGCAGGAGCGGGACGCTACGTGGGGCGTCATCATGGACGCCTCGGTGCCGCTGCGCTCCACGGACGGCGAGGACGGCAGCGTAAGGGTCACGTTCTGGCACCCGACGCACGGCCAGCTACGCCTGCGGCGGCTCCGCGCTCTCGAAGCCCACGGCTACTTGTGGGGCTGGCAAGCCGACTGCGAGCGCATATCTGGCACAGGCCCGGAGCACCGCGTGGGCGGCCACTGGCCGGCAACGCCGGCGCCGCCCGATCAGCCGCCAGACCTTCCGGTTGTCCCGCGCTCCCTCCGGGTGTAGGCTGAGCGCACCTTAGAGCGCTGAGCTCGCCCTGGCCGCTCAGCGCTCGCCCGCCAGACTGCCCCGAGCTCGCCCTGGCCGCTCAAGCAGGCGTTTCCCGAGAGGAGCCCCCTGTGGGATGGCTGAGGCGTGGCAAGACCTTCAGGCGCACGTTCAGGAGCGAATGCGGCGCCAGCGCGCGGCAATTATGTCCCTCTGCCAGACTTACGCCGGGGTCTGGGAGGCCGAGGCGAAGCGAGTACGCCCCTGGCAGGACCGCTCGGGAAACGCCCGAGGCACGCTCAATGGGCGGGCCATGCTCTTCAACCCCGACCCTGACCACTGGACCGCAGGCGTGCGGCTCGCTCACGGCATGACCTACGGCGTCTGGCTGGAAGTGACCGAGCGGCCGAGGGGCAGCGCAGCGCGCCCAGCCGTGCGGCGCGTGCTAGGCGACATTCCGCCGGGGCCGCAGAACCGGGCGCGGTTCATGGGCGACGTGCAGCGCGTCATGGCGCAAGTACCGTGAGCCGCTACCCGATCCCGAATGCCGTGAAGCGGGGCTATGGCCTGCCGAAGAGCGTCAATATCCGCATGGTCCGGCTCGGCGGCAAGCGCCGCCCGAAGTACGCCGTGGTCATGCCTGCGCCTCGGAAGGGCGCGGTCAAGAGCCTGCCCTCGGGCCGCCTGCCGATGGGCTGGGCGCGCTGGCAGGGCCGCCGCATGGGGCACGTAGGGCCGAGCAGGGCCTACACGCCGTGACGCTGAAAGGGCACCTTTCACCGTGGCAGAGCTCCGCGAGCTCATAGCCGAGCGCCTGACCGGGCGGCCCGGCGGCCCCTATCCGTACCCGTGGCAGGAGCGGGTGGTAGAGACTGGCGCGGCCGACCCCGACCTCGTGCAGCCGCCCTTCGGGGAGCAGCCGTGGCTGCTGGTGCGGAATGCGGGCGTGGTGCTCGACCTCAACCGCGTGGAAACGCTGGCCTTCGAGGTAAGCGTCTACGCCTCTAATACGAGCTTCGCGGACGTAGACGCCCTAGAGCGCCTCGTCGCCTCGATCCTCGAAGGGGCCACGCTCGTAGACAATGAGCCGCCCGGCCCCGACCGCGCTTGGGCGCTGCGCTACGCGGGCACGCTGCTCGGGGATCAGGTCATTACGGCTTGGGACGCCTACGTGCGTACCCTGCGCTTCGAGGCGACCGGCACCGGCGGCATGAACGCGGGCGCCGACGACGAGCGCGCCGAATGGTTCCGAGCCCATGCCGCGCAGATGTTCCGCCTTACTTCCTCGGGAGCGCCGCCCTGCGTCCAGACGGACCCGCTGACCTGGACGCCGACCGACGAGTGCCCCGGCGTGTACGCCCGCCCCGAGAGCGGCCCCGTAGAGGCGCAGCGGCTCTCGGGCATCACCTACTTCCGCGAAGTGCTGGCCGTGCATGTGGTCTGCCCGACGCAGAAGTGGCGCGAGTATTGGGTAAACGAGCTCGCCCTACAGCTACCGGGGCAGATGGCCTACTTCCAGCCGAACGAGCTCGACTCGAACAACATCCGAGGGCGCACCTCGACTATCCTGCTGCGGCTCTCGGGGCTTACGCCTGCTGCCGACCCCGCGACGGTGGGCCAGCTTCGCATAGAGGTCACCTTCTCCGCGCTTGAGGCTTGGGCGCCCTCGCGCTACGGCTCGTTCGGCCCGCCGCCTTCGTGGGGCACGCCGCCGCCGGGCTGGCCGCCGAATCTGCCTTGGCCGCCGGCGGGATGGGTGCCTGGCCAGGGCGCGCCTCCCGGCTGGCCGCCGAACCTACAGTGGCCGCCCCCCGGCTGGAATCCTGGGTGGGGAGTAACCGACCCAGGCGACCGCTGGGACTCGATTCTCGGCCCCTCGGAGCTCGCGGCGCCGCTCCGCTCGATTTGGGTCCAGCCTGGCGGCCCAGAGGAGGACGACCAGCAAGGGCCGTGGGTCGGCCAGCCGCGCGGCCCAGAAGCCCCCGCGCCAGCCCCGCCGTATTTCGGTTCACAAGGAGTACCGTCGAATGACTCAGCCTCAAGCAACCCGAGCCTCAGCCTCGGCAACGGCCGCCGCAGCCCCAACGCACGCGGCCCAGCGCCCCGCCGCTAAGTGGAAGGTGGGCGACCTCCTGACCTTCGGGCCGCGCTGGGGCTGCTCGCGCGCAACCATTCGCGCAGGCCTCCGCTGGAAGGGCATCGAGGAGGTCAGCGACCCCGACGAAGCCAAGGCCGCCGTCGAGGAGTTCCGCAAGCTCGACGTGCTGCAATACGAGGACGACCAGCGGGCGAAGCGGCGCCAGGGAAGGAAGGGCTAAGCCATGCCAGTGATCCTCGATCCCGGCGCCGTTCTTGAGCGGCCGGGCGTCGGCGTTGTTATCTCAAGCGCTGAAACCTACGTATCTGCGGCGCGCGGCGTCGTCGGCTTCCTCGGGCGCTCGCGCATGGGGCCGATGAATACGCCGGTGCTCTGCCAGAGCGTAGCCGAGGTGCAGCGCATCTTCGGCGGCGGGCCTTACGGCGGCGACCCTACCGCGAACAATACGACCGACGGCGCGCTCGAAGCGCTGCGCGGCGGAGCTCGCGGCGTCTGGATTTGCCGCATGGGGAGCGGCGGCACCCCTTCCAGCCATGCCCTCACGGAAGCCGTGGGCGCAGGCCCCGAGGCGATTCTGGTTGAGGCGAAGGGGCCAGGCGCGGACGGCGACAAGATCAGCGTCCAGCTTCAAGGCGCGACCACGGACCCCACCCGCGCCCTGCTGATTGCCTTCGAGGGCAACGTCAAGGAGCAAATCTCCTATACAAAGGGCACCCCCGCCACCGAGGTTGACAACCTCATGGCCGCCTACGGGCGCGCTGGCTCGGACCTCGTGACGCTGACGAAGCTCGCTACGGCTACGGGCACCTCCTATCTCTGGGAATGCCCCATGACGGAGCTCACCGGCGGGATCGACCCCTCCATCCTCATGGCCGATATTGAGACTGCCCTCGAAGCCCTCGGCGGGCGGCCATTCGAGGTCTTCGCTGCCGACTTCGTGGAGGACGCCGAGGTTGACCTTCTCGTAGAGATCGTCAACGAGTGGATATTCGGCGGCAAGCTCACGATGGCCTGCTTCGGGGCGGCTCCTGGCATGGCATGGGGCACCAAGCAGAACCGCGCCATCCAGATCAATAACCCCGCCTTCACCTACGTCTGCAATGGCTTCATCACGAACACCAATTTCCGAGGGCAGAGCGACTTCATCGTGGAGGGCTACGAGGCCGCAGGCCGCGAGGCGGGCCGCCTGGCCGCGCTCCCGCTCGGGCGCCAGCTAACCCACTCGGTTGTCCATGACGCCGTGGAGAGCGTGGACGAGCCTGCGCCGGACGTAATCGCTCAGAGCCTCCGCGCTGGCCTCTACCTCTACTCGACCAACAGCCGAGGCCAGGTCTGGACCGAGCAGGGCCTCACCATCCAGAGCAACCCCGATATGCCTCCGCCTTGGGCTCGGCAGACCGACACGGGCTGGCGCAAGCAGCGCCTCGTGCTCACGCGCTTCCGCCTCCTGACGGACATTGAGCTCGCGGTCAGCCCCATGATCGAAACCACGACCAACAATGCGGCTGGCAGGGAGTCGGTACGTAAGCAAATCCAGAACGTGATCGACGGCCAGTACGTGCCTACGGGCGCTGTAGAGGCGGGCACGACCGTAGTGCTCCACCCCGACTACCCGCCCAGCTTGGACCGCGTGACCTACCTCATCTCCCCGCTCATTACGCCAGACGGGACCGAGTTCATTGTGATCGAGGCGCAATTCCGCCGCTAAGGAGGGCTAAGCAATGCCGCAGCCAGTAGACGTAGGGCGGATTACCGCCGGCTTCCGGGGCAAAATGTTCCGCTCCGATGGCTCCCGCTGGGGGCAATGCTCGCAATGGGCGCTCTCGGGCACCGTCACGAGTACCGACGAGCAGCCGCTCGGCTCCGCCTGGCCCGTGGCCGTGGCGCAGAGCTTCGCGGCCACCCTTACGGTGAGCGAGCTAGTCATTGACGACGAGATTCCGAGGGCCGTGCTCGAAGGAATCCAAGACATTACCAACCCGCACCTGCCCATCTTCCGCTTCGTGGGCGAGCGCAATATCGGGGAGAGCACCTCGACGCTGGTGATCGACGCCTGCACGCCAGACGGTACGTTCCCCATTGCCGACGCCATTCCCGGCCAGACGATGACGCGCGACCTTACCTTCCGCGTGGGCACGCCTCCTGACCCGGCCGGGCTCCTGCCGAGATACGCCTAATGCCGGGCGCCCGAAACGAGCACGTCATTGTGCAAGTGCTGGACGCCGGGAATGGCGCGCTGCCAGCCCCGGAGGACGCCCCGCAGCGCCCGCCCGAGGCGCCGCAGCGGGCGCAGGATATGAGCCAGCAGGAGCTCAGGCGCGGCGAGGGCGACATTATTGACGACCTCTTCCGCGCCGACCAGCAGAGCAAGCAGCGCATCGGGACCGTGGTCTTCGAGCGGCTCCAAGTACGCCAGTTCAACGAGGACGGCTCGCCCAAGCACGACGAGCTCGGCGAGCTCGTATACGGGCCGCTTGAGCTTCGCCTGCGCCCCCTGCGCCAGAGCGAGATAGACCGCGAGCGGCGCCGCTGCGGGCGCATCTGGCTCGTGGACGACGAAGGCGCGCGTGTCAATGACGTGGACCCGACCGAGTTCTCCGCGCGCATGGTCGCCTGCGCGCTGGTGCCCGAGGATAGGCAGCGCTACCTCGAAGACCGCCGCATGTGGGAGCACTTCGGGGTCGGCGGGCCAGTAGACGTGCTCGACGCCTGGCTCACCGCTGGCGAGCTCAATAAGGCGGGCGCGCTGGTCATGCAGCTATCGGGAATGCCCCTCAACGCGACCGTGGAGCGTTTTTTATTGAAGCGATCAAACGAGGAGGAGGACGGCTGACCGTATTGCACATGGCCTATCAGAAGCACGGCCTGCCTCCCTGCGTTGTGCTCGGCCGCGCCCGGCCGACCGACGTATGGTGCCCTGGCTGCACCGCCTTCGCCTTCCTGAGCGAGGCCGCCCAGACCGAGCTCGACCAAGAAGCCGAAGCCCGCCGCAAGAGGAACTAACCCCTGGCTCTCTACGAGGAGACAATCCGCGTCACCGTGGACTCGGCGGGCGCCGTGCGTACCGTCGAGCAACTCGGCCGCACCTTCGAGCAGGCCTCGCGTGCTGCTCAGACTGCGGCGCGGGCGACTCAGACTGCCCTCAGCAACATAGGCGGCGCTGCTGCCTCGGCAGCCAGGGCGGTCGGCTCCCTCGGGCAGGCCGCCGTAGGCGTGAGCAAGAGCGTGGCGGGGCTGGCGAAGAACGTAGCCAATACTGCGGCTACGGTTACGGCCGCTGGCGTGGGCGGGCTCGTGGCCTTCGGGGTCAATTCCTTCCGTACAGCGGCGCGCGTGGGCACGCTCAACCAGGCCCTCCGAGCGCTGAGCAAGGGCTCCGAGGCGACCTACCAACGAATGCAGGATCAGGTCAAGAGCATTCGCGGTATGGGCATCGAGGCGGGCGTGGCGCAGCAGCTAGTAGCCGACTTCACCAAGAGCAACCTCGACCTGAGCAAGGCTACGAGCCTGGCGCGCGTGGCTCAGGACGCGGCTATCTTCTCGAACAAGAACTCCTCCGAAACGCTCAACGACATTATCCACGGCATCCAGACCCAGAACACCGAGGTGCTCCGCAACGCTGGCATCACCATCGACGTAATGGACGCTCAGAAGCAGTACGCGAAGCAACTCGGGAAGACGCAGAGCCAGCTAACGGTCACCGAGAAGCAGCAGGCCACTCTGAACGCCACCCTCAAGTACGGCACCCGTATCCAAGGCGCCTACGAGCAGAGCATGACCGCCGCAGGGAAGGTAATGAGCTCCTTCACGCGGCTGACCAACAACCTTGAGCTCGCCTTCGGCCAGAAGCTACTACCCACCATCGAGCCGATCATTCTCAAGTTCTACGACCTGATGAAGGCGCTGGCCTCCTCCGCCGAAGAGGGCGGCGTGCTCTATGAGGTCTTCGGGCTGCTGGGCGACGTGGTAGCCGACATAGGCGAGCCCATCGGCAACATGCTCGACCACCTGACGGCGTGGTTCAAGAACCTTGACGTAGCTACGGTCAAGAGCTTCATCGACACGCTTCGGCAGATAGCCCCGGTGCTGGCGCCTATCGTCGGCTTCCTGGCGATGAAGGGCGGCGCCAATATCGCGCAGGCCTTCGGGCCGCTCGGCGGCATCGCTGGCATGTTCAACCCCGTGGTGGGCGCCATTGCGGGCCTGCTGCTGGCGATACCGGGCCTCCGCGAGGGGCTCCTCGGGCTGGCGCAGCGGGCTATGCCCTTCCTGGCCGAGGGCGCTCGCAAGGTCGGCGCCTGGTTCAACGACACGCTGCTCCCTGCCGCCGAGAAGGTGGCCGAGTTCCTCGGCGGCGTGCTCAAGCAGGCCCTCGACTGGCTCATAAACACGGGCTGGCCGGGCCTACAGCGGGCCGCGCAGAGCGTATCTACCTTCCTGCTGAGCCAGGTCATCCCGCGCCTCTCGAAGCTCTGGGAATGGCTCTACCCGAAGCTACGACTCGCCTTCGACTGGCTGCTCAAGACCGCGTGGCCGGCGCTACAGCGCGCCCTGCGAACGGTGGCCGACTTCGTGGGCGGGCGGGTGATACCTCGGCTACGCGAGCTCTCCGAGTGGCTCGGGCCGAAGCTCGCCAGAGGCGCCGAGATTATCGGGAAGGTCACCGAGAAGCTCAGCGGGCTAGGCGGCGCGGCGCGGAACCTCCTGCCGGGCGGCGGCGGCTTCGACATAGCCTCCCTGCTCCCGGCGGGGCTCGTGGGCACGATGGAGAATGTCGCGGGCCAGCTTGAGGGCACCTTCGACAAGGTTTGGAGCAACGTAAAGGAGGCCTCGCCCGACTTCACGGCGCTAGGCGACGCGCTGGTGACGGACGTAGAGCGGGGCATCGGGCTATGGGGCGACGTAGGCAATGTGCTCGCCCAGAATGTCCTGCCCGGCGTGCTCGACGTGACCGAGGCGCTCTCCGAGCTCGTGGGGCCGATCCTCCAAACGCTCAATACGGTCGGCCTCTCGATCCTTCAGAACCTCGTGCCGCCCCTTCAAGACTTGGCGAGCCAGCTAATTACGACCTTTGGGCCTATCGTGCAGCGCGCCCTCGGCATCGTGGCCGCCGTCATTCGGCGCCTCGCCCCCTACATAGCAGCGCTCGGGCCGCCGCTGGCGAAGGTCGTAGAGATATTCGGGAAGATCGTGAGTACGGTGGGGCCGCCGCTGGTGCGCCTGCTGGCGGCTATCGCCAACGTAGCGCTGACCATTCTCGGGCCAGCCCTTCAAGGCATCTTCGACATACTCGACGTGACGCTCCTGCCGGTGCTCCGCGAGCTAGGGAATGTCCTGCAATGGCTGTGGGACAACTTCTTCGCTGAGCGCTTCGCGGCGCTCGGCTCCGATATCGACAGCATCGCCTCGGCGCTGGACGGCTTCGCGGCTGGGGTCGCCGCTTGGCAGGAGGAGATGGCTCCGCACTGGCAGGCCTTCGTGGACTCGATTAGCTGGATGGTGGACGAGGCGATCAAGTTCATAAAGAGCCTTCAAGAGCGGTGGGACGCGGCGGGGCAAGACCTCGAAACCTTCCTCAAGCAGCTAGGCATGGACCTCGCTATGGCGCTGCTCAATGGGATGAAGGAGTGGTGGGCGGGCATCCAGCCTTGGCTCAAGGCGAACATCGTGGACCCCTTCCTCGAAGCCATAAAGAACCTGCTCGGCATCTCCTCCCCCTCGACGGTCATGGCCGACATAGGGAAGTCCATGCTGGAAGGCCTCGCGCAGGGCCTCAAGGATCAGGCGGGGCTCTCTACGCTCAGCAAGGCGGCCTCGAACATCGTAAGCACGATCAAGGGCGGCATGGACAAGGCCGGGGAGGCCATCGGCGGCGCGGCTGGCGGCATTACCCGCGCTATCACCGAGGGCTCTACGGGCGCTCCTGGCGAGATTGAGGGCTACATTCGGCAGGCGGCCTCGGCGCGCGGGATCGACCCCGATATTGCCGTGCGCGTCGCCAACTCCGAGGGCGGCACGACCGAGTACGCGAAGCGGGGCACTTTCAAGACCGGGAGCTCCTGGTGGCCCTTCCAGCTTCACTACGGCGGGGCTGGCACGCCTTACGCGCAGTACGGCGATACGGCCGGCATGGGCAACAGCTTTTCCGCAGCCACGGGCTACGAGCCCGGCGACCCGAACGCTTGGAAGGCCGCCACCGACTACGCCCTCGACGCGGTGAAGGCGAGCGGCTGGGGCGCGTGGTACGGCGCCAGCGCGCAGGGGATCACCGGGTTCCAAGGCGTGACCCGCGACCAGGGCGGCGTCCTGCCCTCCGGCATGGCGGCTATCAATACCTCGGGCCGCAGCGAGTACGTCCTTCCGCCAGGGCAGCGGCCCGGCGGCATCACGATCAACCTCGGCGGCCTGA